TTAAAACTCATTGCAAACCAAAAAACGATCTACAAAGCTATCAACATCAGGGGCATTAAGATCGTGCTTTTTGTGGTAGTGAGTGAAGTTGTCTAATTCCCTATCAAGCATTAAATTTTCAATATAGGCTAAATGCTGAATATTTACATCACCGCCCAAGCTTTTATAATAATTAACTAGCTCATAATCTCGCATTCTGCTTACTGGCTTAGGTTTATCATAGCTTTTAAAAAACTCATCGCAAAGCTTTAAAATTTGTCTTTGTTTTAAGGAATTGCCAAAGCTCTTTATCTCATCGCTAGCATATTCATATCGTTTAATAGTATTGCTATCTTTAATAATCCTAGTTTTTTGCCAAAGCTCGCCAAATTCATCAAATATTTTTAAAGGCTTTCTAGTATCAGGATCAACGACAACAGTAACCAAGCCTTTATTATAATTTTTAGTAAGAGATATTAGATCAATACTACCGTTTAACTTTCTATAAATTTCAAGACTTACAAACGTTTGCGACATAGTAAAACGCCTAATTTTGTGTTTTAAATACCAGTAGCTAATATCAGTTAAGTTATCCAAATCAGGATTTTGACGTAAATCATCAAGAGTTTTAAAAATATACTTCATAACATACGAAGTAGCGTTTTTAATATCGGTTTCAACCCTGCTATGGGTATCTAAAAAACGATCTTTGATAGCAGAAACGCACTTATCCAAATTCTCTTTAGGCACGAAAACTAGCAAATTTAAATGACAAGTTCCGTCTAAATGCGGTTCTTTCGTAGTTATATAGCACCTTTGATTTTGTGACAAGCTTCTAAAATGCAATGAATTCATAATGCTTCTAACCAAAGCTTGAAGCTTACTAGCACCTGCGCTAACACTATGCTTATCATCATCGATATACTTTTTATTATAAACAAGCTTTTTCTTACCACTCTTAAGGGTTATAAGCTTTTGTTTATGATACTCACTAGGCAAGGTAAAAACTGCGAAAATAGGACAAAGTCCTTGACTTAGAGCATAATCATTAAGGCTAGCTACTCGGTTATTAAGTTCAGCAATATATCTGTTTGAGTTATGCCAGCTAGAAAAATAAAAATTAGAGTAAGGAACATACTCACCATTTATCATAAAGAAATTGCTATCAAGAAATTTCTTTTGATTTTCTAGCTTAGTTTTTAAAAAGATTTTATCAGTTTCGGTAATTCCATACATCTTATTCCTTTAGGTTACACACTTATATTATATATAGCCAAGAGCGCACGCTCATTTACTTCCCCTCCCCCCCCCTCCCCCCCCCTCCCCTCCCTGCGTTAAGTAACGTTCTAAAGCAAGGTGTTTATCTACTGGATCATAATAAAACTCAGAAAAAATATCTTTTTCAGATGGTAGCATAGTGATAAATATACTAAAACTATAATCGCTAGTCTTTTCGCTTTTATATGTTGTTATATCACCAAGAATAGGAATGTTTTCAATAAATGGAATGGTTTTTGTTGATTTGATCGTTTCTTTGCTATTAATGCCACCAATAAGAAATGAATTTGTGTCAGTAAGATAAACATTTGTCTTTAGATGCCTACTTGAAATTCTAGGGGTTAATGTATCATCAAGCAAATTTTCAATATATAGATCCAAAGTAAAACTAACACTATCATTAGTAATCAAGACACTTGAAATATAAAGCTTTAAGCCAACATCTTGATATTCAACTTGGTTGGTAGTAATGCTTTGACTATTTTGAATATCGATTGACGATTTTTGAATAGGGGTTTTTATAACGCTCTCAATTACGCTATCTTTATTATCAATAACAGTAACTCTAGGATTATAGATCAGATCAGAAACGCCCTTTTCTTTTAGTAAATTTATAAGACTGGTAACAGAATCTTTATTAACTTTGGTGCTATCGACCGTAAGAACGTTAGTAATAATCTTAAAATAAAAATGATCTAGTGGGTTTAAAAGAGATTCTATACGTGGGCCAATTTCTTTAAGCTTTGTGTTATCTGTGGAAATGATAGTAAAGCTAAGCTGACGTAATTGGTAACTGGTATCAAGCCCATTAATGAGATTATCAATAATCTTATACTGGCTTTCGGTAGTAAGAAGCAATATCCTATCACTATAAACAGTGTATTTTATATTTTCATTAAATAAAGATAGGGCGGATACAACATCTTCTTTAGAAATATGCTTAAATTTTATTATGTAGTCTTTTAAAACTGGCTTGTCTTCAACAGTTGGATTATATATCAACAAAACGCTATCTTGTATCAAATAATCAAGACCATTCACGTTTAAAATATCTTTAAGCAACTTAGAAAAAGTATCAGTATTGCTTAAATCAAGCGTAGGTAAAAACACGTCAAAGTTAGTATCAACATTGCCACTAATGACAATATTTTTGCCAGTTATAGAACTGATCTCGCCCAAAAAATCGTTAAAGGTAATGTTACGATATTCTAAGGCAGATAAACTACTTGAGAGAAGGAAGCATAGGACTACTAGAATCAACTTTTTGAGATTTTTCATTTGCAAACCCTTGAGATGAATTTTCTAAGCTTTTTAAAACTCTTTCAAAATCTGCATGGCAAGAAACAAAATAATCAATGTAATTGCCTGACTTCTTATCTTGTAAGAATATATGGCAGTTTGAGAAAGAAAGAAGTTCTAAGAAGCTATCTAAAGATAAATCAATGGCGTAATTTCTAAATTTACAACCATTTGGAAAGCAAGTTATCTTTAGATAGATTCTATTGTTGTTAAAAATAGTGGTGTTAATATCTGATTTATCTGCATCATTAGAAATAGCTTTTATATTCTTAGAATCTGAAGCATTAAAATCAATAAACCTAGTTTCTTGTTTAGTTGATTGAGATGGCTCATGCTTAGGCTCCAAAAATTTATAAACCACATAAGAAAAAACTATGAAAACTAATAAAAATAAAATCTTTTTAGTTGCATAGCTTTTATAAATTTCATTAGATCCACTACTATATAAATTTGATATTTTTTGATTAAATTTCAAATTCTCAGAATTAATAAGGTTATCATTTACCTGCGATGAAGTGCTATAAACTTTATACTTAAAAAGCTTGCTAAAAAGCCTTTTACCGCTAGGCTGAGCCATATACATTATTTCAGTATGAACGAGATACTCTCTATTTGTCTGACGTTTCGACTGAAAAAGAAAGATAATATCAATCCCAAAATGTCCATGATAGCTTAGAAATCTACCCAAGCTATCATTAAACGTTTTCGTGAAGGTGTTATAAGCTTCATCAAGGACTATTAAACAATGATGATAATTTTCATAAATACCACTTTTTAAGGCATATTCATCATAATTATCTACGTTGTCTAAAAAGCCATTTTCGTATTGAGAACTAAGCGTATATTCTTGACTAACCGCAGTAAGAAAATCATTTTTATCATACTGCTTTACAAAGCCGTCAAAATGATCAAATTTTAAGCCATTGATATTAGTATAAATAAACCTATACTTTGATTCACCTTTTAAATGCAATTCGTATTCATCATTAATAAGATGAACGGCCTTATATGTTTTTCCAGATCGTGGCGGACCAATGATTAAACTTAACATTTTATCTACTCATTAAAGTTAATAAGTCGGTTATGATCTTTGTCATATTAGCCCTAACATACAAGATAACCCTATAAAGCTGAAGAGCAAAAAAAAGGCTAAGAATAGATATAAACAAAGTCATAGCAGTTGAAAAGGCAGAAGCTAAACCGCTTTGGTGTAAAAACTCCATAGCAGAATTTAAAATAGTTTGATTAGGCAAGCCACCAAAAGAACCGCTAACGCTAGAGCCATAATCAAACATTTTAGGTATATACTCCCTAAGTAAATTCCAAATTTTCATAATAAATAAAATGGCATATCCAGCAAAAGCAATAAGAAAAGCAACAAAAGAAGCATAAATAGGCACAACAAAGGCTAAAATTGTATTTCTTATGCCAATTTTTTTTACCAGGAATTCAATAAAATTTACAATAAAGCCACCAACCGCACCGATTAACCATTTCATGAATCACCACCCACCCTAAAGAGATATTTCAAAGAAAACATAATGATCTCGAAGCTAAACCAAATCGTGAAAAACAGAGTAAGAATAGACCTATAAGGAGTAACAAAACGGCAAGGATCGATCTCAAATAAATTCTTAGTATTGCTACCAGGAGTTGGACCACTAATACTAAAAGGACAAGTTCCTTTAGGAATATCAGGGGCATCAATACCTTTATTAAAAATTTCTAATGACTCGTTAAAGTTATTCATTAAGTTGTCAATATCGCCCTTAAAGTTGTTTAAAAAATTAAAGGCGTCATTAACAGATACATCAAATTTAGTAAGCTCGCTTTGTAGTGCCGAAAAAGAAGTAGCAGTATTAACATTAGGCTCATAATTCCATTGCTCTAGCTGTTGATTTTTGATAGAAGTTAAAGTATCGTTTATAGTATCAAGCTTGGCACTATTTCTATTTAAAGCCTGCTCTAAAGAGCTTAAATCAATAGACTGGGTAGGCTGGCTAGGAGTAGTTGTTGATGATGAACCGCCACTACCTGAATTAGATGAGCTACCAGATGAATTTGTTGATGTGCTATCTTTTGGAATAGAATTAGTAACTTTATTATCAGAAGTAATAGTATTAACATAACCAGTAGAAAATTTACTACTACCGCTTGGGGTCTTATAAACATAAGAATAAGTTACATCTTGAACTTTAGAGCCACTTGGATTAGTAGTTTCAACAACATCAACATCGATAACGCTATTATCAGGAGTAACAATATTACCTTTATAAGTTGCTTTATTGCCTACATTGCTAGTTTGCTTAATTGTCATGGGCAAATTTGGAGTAGGTTTATCAGAAGCTTTAAACATGGTATTTAGATCATAATCAAGATTTATATTTTTAACTTCATTAGGAACGGTTATTTCTTTTGTAGGGATAGGTTTAGACATATCTTTAAGCTTTGCAGTAACTATTGTGTTATTTTCAATCTTAGAAACTGAAGCATCTTTTGGCAAATCAAATTTTCTTAAATTTGGAGAAACATCGGCTAATTTTTGTGGTGTTTTTATAATATTTGATGAAGTTGAAATAGTAGAATCAATTTTACCAGTTTCTCTAAAGGTATTATTTAAAGCAATAGCAGAGTCATCAACTGGCTTAAAATCAAAAACTGGCTCAGGACCAGCTTTAGTAGCTTTAACATCAACTATTTGGGGTCTATATTCTAATAAATTTATCTTAGGTGCTTTCGAGACACCAGCAAACAAACCTTTAAAAAAATTAGATAAAGAAGTAATACCATTTTTTATAGCACTAATAGGCAGTGGAATCATAAAACCGCCCATAAGAAAAAGATCACTTTCGAGCTGTTGTTCGGCTTCAAGTTTATAAAGGGTAAGAGTTGTATAACAACCTTCAGGGAAACTCATACAAGCAGTTAATTCAGGACCATAAAGATCAACACAATCATGATAAACCATGCCAAATGATTTACACTTATCCCTATCAATGTTAGGATCAGGAAGACACTCTTCAACAATTTTATCCCTTAAAAGAAGCTCTACTTTTCTTTCATTGTAGATCATAGGCTTAGGACACCAATCAGGACGTTTTAAATCAGGCTCACATTTGCCAGTCTCTTTATTAAAAATTTGATCAGCAGGGCAAGAATCAGCACAAACATTTTTTTCGATATCCCATTTTTGACCAGCTGGGCAAGTATCAACGCATTTATTCGTTTCAGTGTCAAATTCTTGATTTACGCCACAAGTAGCAAGACTATCACCCAAACGGAAAAATAACAAAGAAGAATAAGTTAAAAAAGGATGACTAGGGTTATCTGAAATACTATAAACAGTATAACTCCAAGTATTCATATCAACGTATAAATGATTTGAAGTTTTATCAGCACCAAAATAAACGAAATTACCAGCACCCCAATAAAAACCTGGTGAGTATTTAGAACCTGAATAATATGAGTGATCAAAAGTAAAAGAATAAATATGATAACCGCTACTATCTCTAAAACCAAGTAAATTATTACCCTTTAAAAATTTCATATCAATAGACTTAAAACCATAACCATTAAGATTTTCATCAGAATAAATTTTAAGATTAGCAAAACAAAAAGAGCTTACTAAAATAAGCAGACAAAAAAGTTTTAAAAGAAATTTCATATAAAATCCTTAAATTACTGACGCCCTGCGGTTGTCGCTTCATTTTTATTCTGCGAAAAAAATGAAGTGTAAAACGCTTCGCGCGCTATAAAAAACTACTTAACGAAAGAGAGAGCTATGACGTATACGAATATAGGAACAAAAAAGAGAGCAAAAATATTTAAGAAATAATTAAAAACATCATTATTGAAAACTTCGATCATCGTGTAGCTCCGACTATAATTAAACCAATAAGAAAAGAAAATGCTATAAGTATCGCAGAAAGACCCATTAGAAAATTAAATTGATATTCATATATACCTAGATTTGGAATTAAATCATTTTTTTGAATGTAGCAAATATTAGTTTCAGTGTTAAATACATAATTTGTTTGAAAATTAGAAAATGAATAATCAGAAGTAGAAACGCTATCATCAAAATTTATTAAAAATACTTTTTTATCTTTTATGTAGAAATCTTTAACGCAGATATTTAAATTAGGGATATATATAGCATTTTCTTTCATTATTTTAAACCTTATAAGGGAGCAAAAGCCCCCTAAAATTATTTTATGAAGCCCTTAACTCTGCGAGCAATCATAAAGATAAAAGCAACAGCGATAACGCCAGCAAAAACATAGTCAAATAAAGCATAATCAGCTTTAAGTGGATCGCTTGGAACAGTTGGAGCATCTGCCGCAAAAAGAACAGGAGCTGAAAGCAATGTAGAGCCAACAGCAGCAACTTTAACCTTAGTAGATTCTAGAAAATTTTTAACTTTTTCCATATCTAACTCCTTTTTAAAATTTAGAGATCAATCTCTACAAAATTCAAAAAATAAACTTTGTAGAAATTGATATGAGCGGGAGAGTGGTTTGCTACTCACATTAAGGCATAGCCCCCGCTTTTAATTATTTAGATGACTTCGTAGTTTCTTTCAAAAAAGGATTTTCATTGAAAACTTGGAAACTCAAACTTTCATCAGGGAACATATATGCACCGTTTCGAGTATTTAAAAAGCGATATGGAACAGCGATATATTTGCCTTTTACAGAATCAAATTTTGGCTTTAAGGAAAAGTCATAGTTGATAGTTTCAGTTGATTTGACAAGATAGCCATGTTGATCACGACTTTCAAAAGTGATAGTTACGTCGATAGACGATGCAACTTCACCAGTTTTCTTGTCGATGCGAGAGATAGGACGAACTTCGTCACAAAGGCCTAAAAGATAAGTGTACATGTGTAGCTCCTTAAAAAATATTTGTTTGTAGCTTAGTATTTTAGGGGCAGAGCTACACCACCCCCAACAGTTTTACAACGTATTAAGGTTGTAACAAACAAGCCCCTAAACATCTTTACTCTGTTGCGGGCGGTAAGTTAAGTTATAAATTCATAAGATATTGCTAAAATCCTCTTGCTTAATTAGAATTATTGCAATTTCTTAAAAGGAATTATTGCATAATAATTATAAAACAAATCTTAAATATTGGAATAATTTCAAGAAATGAACAAAAGAGAAGTAGCCGAATTCATCGGAAAAGATATAAAAACTATCTACAACTGGGAGAAAAATAACCCAAACCTATACAAAATACTAGAATTTTATTTTCAAAAAGAAAATGAAATAAATCCAAAGCATAAAGAGCTAATAGAGCTATTTGATAAGTTAAGTGAAATAGAACAACAATTTTATTTATCAGACATAAGGGCAAGAATACTAAAAAAAGAGATAGGATAA